ACCTCCGGCGACAATGCCGACGCCTCGGGGCTTTCCCCTTCGGTGGACGTTTTCAGCTTGGCTATGTCCTCGAAGATGTCCCGCCCGAATTTCAGCCGGTACACCCTCGGCAGCGCCGCCGACACCTTGAACGTCACCAGCCTGCCGTCGATCTCGATCTGCTTCCTGATCGCCATATCGGTTCCCCTTTCCTTTGTCACATTTATGTAAGGGCGGCGATGCGCCGCCGTCCACTGTTTTCAACGTCAAAAATGGGGAAGGCCCTCATGGCCCTCCCCTCGTCGATCAGCCGCCGGCGCCCGTCGGCGCCACGAACTCGTGAACGCTGGTATACCAGTTGTCGTATACCGTCGCGTCGGTGTTCGCGCCGGTCCTGGATTTCACCGGGCCGCCGTTCGGCAGCGCCTTTGCGGTGATGGTCAGCGTCTCGGGCTGCACCTCGATGTTCTCGCCCTTGGTCGTCCCCTCGATGGTGTTCTCACTGGCCGTGCAGTTGTACAGCACGTGGCGGATCGCCCTCTCGTCCCCGGTGAACTCGAAGAGCAGCGCGAAGTGGCCGCGCTCCGGGTTGCTCTCCTCGAACAGCACGCCCTTGCCGTCCAATACCTCGCCCAGGGCCAGCACCCGAAATGCCTCGGGGATCAGCGCGATCACCAGGTCGCCCTCGTAGCTGGCGTTGTCGCCCAGCTCGAAATAGCTGCCGTCATCGGCATAGAAAATGTAGGTGTCCCCCTGCTTGCTCAGGTTCGTGCTCACCGCGCCGGGAATCGCCACCGGCGTGCCGAAGGTCGGCGTCCCGTTCTCGTCGAACGTCACCGGCGCGTAGGCCAGCCTCTTGAAGCCGTAGCGGACTTTATTCGCCATTTGTCAATAGCACCTCCGTCGTGTAGGTCGTAATGTATAATGCTTCCCCGTCGTCGTATTCCTGGTCAGGCTGGTCGAAGGTCAGCTCCTCGGCGGTCAGCGCCGCCTCGATGGCGTTTTGCAGCACAAAATCCGGGGCGACGGTGCAAAGCTCGATGGTCAGCTCCACGATCTTGACGTAATTCACGCCGTCCGCGTGGAAGTCCGCCCGGTCGGTGTAGCTGAAATAGATGTACGGCGGCCCCTGGGGGCGCTGGCCGTCCTCGTCGTCGAAGTGGCCGAAGGCGTAGTCGATGCCGAAGCCGGCGATCATCGCGGTGATCTGTGCGCGCGTCATAGCTTTTTCAGCACCTCCCGCTCAAATGAGGATTATCTGAACCATTCCTTCAGGTAATCCTCATATTCCTTAATCAGCCTTTTTTCTATAGGCTTGATGTGTTCATGCGCCGGTGTAGGCTTGTATTCTTTACCGTCACCGTTGCGGGTTGCGTGGCCATTCTCCAATAGGTGCGACAGGCTTGGATGTTCATTGAAAATGATACATGTCGTTTTCAAACGTCCTTCATGCGCGTATACCTTCCAGCCCTTAGCATACTCACCTTTCCCAAATTGTCTGCGGGACTCTTTCCGTAGCTCTTTTGCGCCTTCCCGGGCCAGTCTTTTTGTCTCCGCAAAGAAATCTATGGTGAAATCTTCGGTATAGCGATAGAGCAGGTTCATGACGCTCTGCGTAAACTTATCATATCGCGTCTTAGTTGCCACGGGTCACACCTGCCTCCCGCTGGGCGTACAGCTCCAGGTCGTCGGTTCCGGGCACGTGATACGTCCGGTAAATCGCATACCGCCGGCCGTTCCACTCGCACAGGCGCTCCCCCTCGTACTCGATGGGGTTCACGATAAAGCGGAACTCGGCCCGCATGCCGTTCTGGCCTGCCGCGAAGAACTCGGCGCGGCTAACGTCGTCCATTCGGGCCAGGATTGCCCGCGCCGTCTCGCCCCGGTCGCGCCACACGCCATCGGCGTCCCGGTAGCGCTCGGTGGGCCGGATCAGGGTGATCTCGGTGTCAACCATCGCCATCACTCCCCGCAACCTCGCCGAATACCCGGTTGTTCAGCGCCAGGCGCAGCATCCTCGGCATACCGGTCATCTCGTCCCGTCGCCGCCACAGCCACGCGGCGTACATCACGATCAGCTGAGCGTCCAGCGGGTCGGAGGCGTCCAGCGTGGACGCCCCCTCCTTGCGGATTGCCGACTCGGCGGCGGTGAGCAGCTGGGTCAGCCGCGCGTCGTAGGCCGTCGATGTGCGAATGCCCAGGTCGGTCTTCAGCATCGTCAGCATGGTCTCCATCTGCTCACCCCGCGATCATCAGGCCGATTCCACCGTCACGGTGCACTGCGCCGTCAGGCCGTTGTCGGTGGTGGCGGTGATCACGCTGGTGCCTGCCGCCACACCGGTCACGACGCCGGCGGTGTCGACCGTCGCCTTGGCGGCCGTGCTGGAGGCCCAGGTCAGCGTGGTCGCCACGCCCTTCGGGGTGATCACCGGCTTCAGCGCCAGGGTCTCGCTCACCTTCACGGTGGCGGTGGCGGGCAGCCAAATGGTTTCAGGGTCGTTGGCCGTGTCGGTCGGGAAGTTCATCGCGGCGGTGGGCGTGGTGCCGTTGATGCCGATCGCCACGAACGCCTCGGCGATGGCGGGCGCGCCGTCATAGCGCGCGGTGCCCTTCATTACGGTCTGATCCTGCAGGAAACCCGAACGAACACTGATCCACATCGCCCCGCCTGACGCGCTCGTACAGGTTGACGGCATCCTGATCGTTCGGATTGATCGTTATGTCGCCAAACAGGCCGTGCTCGTCCTCGGACAGCCGCAGCGTGTGCGCCTTGGTCCGTCCCAGCACCAGGGTGGTATCGTGGTTGATCAGCGCCCGGACGTCCCCCGACAGGGTCCGGGAAAAAGCGCCCGGCGCGATGCTCTCGCTCATGCCCGGCGCGATTTCATATTTGGAATTGAATACGGCGAAATAGCCCTCGATGTGTGGCGCTTCGCCGTCTTCACGGGTCGCGAACTGTGTCGCCACCGTCCGCAGCTGCCTCATGGCCCTCTCCATGATCATCATCCTTTCGCAGCGGGCACCGGCCCGCCTGTTCCGTCAATACACACCAGCCCTTGCAGCGCAGATACCGCTGGTGGCCGCACAGTCCCCCGGCGCTGCACGTGATCCGCATCTCCCGGTCGTAGCTGGCCCGGGGGCAGGATAGTGTCAGCTTCATCCGTTCCCCACCAGTTTCTTCTGGTTCCCCGCGTCCTCGACGGGGATGTAGTTTTCCAGCCGAACGTAATCGGTCAGGCCCGCAGGCTGCATGTGCATTCTATCTCGCCACTCGTCGCCGTTCACATAGCCGCGATCCGCACCGGCCAGCAGCACGTCGGACATCTGCTTCAGGTCGTAGTCCACCAGGCTCCAATAATTGAGTTGCAGATACCACTTCGGGCTGGTGATCAGCGCCCGGGTCATTTCCTGCTGGATGATCAGGGCGATGGTCTTGATCCGGGTCTCGATGAAGCTGTTGCGCACTCGTTTGCGATGGTCACCAGGCTATCGGCAGCCTGCGAGAACATCTCTGCGAGCCGTTCCATCAACGCATCCAACGCATCCCAATTCATTACCGTCCCTCCAGCACCCTCGCCCGGGCTTCCCCGTCCAGCTCGTCCCACTGGGACGTGAACACGAAGCGCACGCCGTCGATCTCGGCCACCGGGCTGGCGCGGCCCCAGGTCCAGAACAGCAGCTTTTGGAGCAGCGCGTAGCCCACGCCGCAGGCCGCGGCGGCATCCTTGATGGAGTCGTAGTCCCGCACCTGGCCGTGGCGGCTGATCACCGTCACCATCTGCGCGCCGTGGGTGCCGCCCTTGGGGGCCGTCTTGCCCTGGTTGGTGATCAGGTCCGCCTGGCGCTGGGCCTCGGTCATCTTTTCCCATTCCTCGGCAAAGCGGAAGGTGAAGCCGAAGGTCCTGAACTCGTCGTAACGGTAGCGGCGGTGGCAGCGGGCGGTGACCAGCTTCTCGCTGACCCCGCACATCACGCCGGCATAGCCGCAGGAGCGATACCGGGCCACCTCCTCGCCCTTGCGGTTCAGCTTCACCACCTCGCGCGCGCCGGGGATCGGGCGGGCCCCGATGACCATGGGGCGCTGCTCCGGCCTCGGCTTCTGGACCGGCCTGGGCGCGGCGCGGGGATGGCGCTCGATCTCCGGCTTCGCCCGGGTGGGCTTCCAGGTGCCCCGGTACTTCTCCAGCACCAGCGCGTCCCGCTGTTTGGCCGTGGCCCCGCAGGCCTCGGCGATCAGGTCGGCCAGCTTCGGCACGGTCCGGAAGTTGGGATCCGTCTCCAGCCGGTACAAAAGCGTATCCGACACCCACAGCTCTGGCTCCTTCCGTCGGCCCGCGCGCCGGATCATCGCGCCCAGCTGCTCCAGCTCCAGCCCGTATTCCTCCCGGTATTCAGTGATCCACATGGCCGTCCCCTCCCAGATCGTGATAGCCCGGCGTCCCCGGGCCCTTGTGCCGGTCGTACTTCATGATCTCGCTGACGATGATCTCCCGGCGGCCCATCAGCGTGCGCAGGTAGTTGAAGTCCGCCACAAGGGTGTCGTCCACCAGCTTGCCGGCGCGGATGTCGGCGATCATCGCCTCACAGGCCCTTGCGCACGTGTCGCCCCACTGGCGCAGCATGTCCATGTGGCTGGTAACGGCTGGGTGGCGTCGATCCGGCACGGCCTCTCACCTCCTTATCTCTGGCGGCCTTGTCCCCGGCCTTGGCGATCAGCATCACGCCGTAGGCGACCAGGAACAGCGCGATCAGCGAGCCCCCGAACAGGATCAGAAAGCCCAGCAGCCAGCCCGCGGCTCCCATGCCGTTGTAGATGTGTTCCCCGATGGTCATTGTAATTACCCCTTTCCCTTGTTTATCAGTGCTTGTGTATCTCAAACTGCCCGCCCCCGCCCAGGGCCTCGGTCATGTTCCGCGCCGCCTGGAGCGACGGGAACCGGAAGGCCCGGTCCCGGTGTCGCGTCCAGTGGGTGACGATGATCCGGGGGTCCCCGGTGGGCAGCGTGGCGATTTCAAGCCATTTCCCCTGCCACGCATCGAAGATGATGTGGCGGCCCTGCTTCATTGGTATCCCCTCCGGCGTCTATCGCCTGTTGCCTGTCGCCGTGTCGCGGCGATTGATGGCCTCAAGGCACCGCGCCGCCTCGCCGGTGACCACGCTCACCGGCTGGCACGGCCAGCAGGCGCTTCCCGGATTGTGCAGCAGGGCGTTGAGCTCCCGGGCGCGCTGCTGGGCGGCAGTGGGATTCTTGAACGCCCAGGCGTGCCGGATCCCCGGCGTCCAGCGCGTACCCCGCGGCCCGTGGGACGCGGCGAAAAACTCACGGGTGACGTGGTTGTAGACGTACCAGCGCCCCCGCCATCCTGGGTAATGCTTCGGCATGTCGCTCGCTCCTTTGGTATCGTTACGACTTCAGCACCCGATCCTGCTCACGGTACGCTTTCCGCATGGCCTCGCACAGCAGCGCCCAGGCCAGCAGCAGCTTGCCGGCTGCGGTGTGCAGCGGGCCGGGGCGGCTGTGATCGGCGTAGTCGCCCCTGGCCTTGACGATCAGCTGGCGGTAATCCTCGGCGGTCCGGGTGTTTCCGACGGCGACGCGCACCTGGCGGGCCACCCGCCGCCACTTGTCCTGCTCCACCATGTAGATCTCCAGCGATTCGACGGGCTGGGCGTCGGCCTCCCAAAAGCCTTTCCCTCTTGGGGGGCCGTAGGCCTTAGCGAGCCCGCGAGCGTCAGGTGGCACGGCGTCAGCCGTGA